AGTATGCGGTGCTACTTTGTATCTTTAATATACTTTGACCACCTGCGTGACTTCCTACTAATGATAAAAGTGTATTTGCACTTGTAGTTCCGATACCTACATTTGTTCCGTCATCATAAACTAAACTATTGCCTATTGCACTCGTACCTGTAAACTTAGGTAGGTAGTTAGTAGTACCTGTACCCGTTACCGGATTGGTTAAAGCGTTCTGCTTGTTGTTAAACGTAGTCCAATCAGTAGAACTTAAAGCACCTCTATTCGTTGCACTTGCAGTAGGTACGTTCAAAGTAATTACAGGTGTTGTTGTTCCGTTTGCAACAGTTGAGCTTAAATCAGTTCCAGAAGTTCCGATTGTTAAAGCAGCTACACTCGTTACTGTACCGCCTGTTAAATCACTTGTTAAAGCAAACGTTCCATTTGCTCTTGGAAGTAAATATTGAAAACTATCTCCGTCTTGTAAAGCTGCTACACTTAAAGCATATCTGCGTCTTGTTGTGTTTGCTTGATTGTGTACTATGTTTAAGTCCGTTGCACTATCTGCTACAATCTGCGTATAAGCACCTGTAACGAAATTATATAAGCCTCTTTGCTTAATTAAAAGACCTGCTTGATATGATGCAGTTCCTTCTAAATAAGCACTTCTACTTGATAAATCAAAAGCTCCTAAATCTACGTTAGCCGTTGCTCCTGTGTACGGAACATAAGTTGCCGCATTTGCAGGGGTGTAACCTAATACAGTTGCTATGCTTTTATTTTTCCAAAGGCTTGTAGATGCTTCCCAAAATATCCCGTCATTATTAGAAGGACTTTGTGCAGCTACGTTATGAAGCTCATCCATTTCATAGCCGTTCTGTATCTTAACCTCGATAACCCCTTGTGTTGGGTGCGCCCTTACTACTATACCTACATAAACTAAGTGATTAGGTGCGTATTGTTTTGTACTTGTATAAGTACCGGCAGTTGTAGAACTCAAATAAAGTTGCGTTCCTTCTGTAAAAGCCTGAGTGTCTAAATCGCTTATTCTACCTGCTACTACTACATAGCCGTTATTATTATTTGTAATATCGTTTCTTACTATGCCATAAGTTTGAGCTGATGTTGCATCTGCACTCGCAAGAGCCTTAGTAATTGTTGGCAAGTTACCCTGACCGCCATTGATATAAACTACTGTACCCTTTGTTAATGTTGCTCCTGTGCTATTGTAAACCTCAGTAATTAAGTTTTGAGCTTCATTAATTACTCCTGGAAATGTTACTAAATTACCTGCTCCGTTAATATACTGAGTGCTATTACCGGCAAAGCCTATGTTAATTGTTCCGCTTGTAGTTATCGGACTTCCTGTAATTGTTAAACTATCTCCGCTTTCTGTAATAGCTACGCTTGTAACTGTACCCACTGCACCGCTTGAACGCTGCCAAATAGTACCTGAATAGATCACATAATCTCCTACCGCAAAAGTAATAGGACCTGCTCCAAAGTTTACTGTTCCGGCTACGTTACAAATATAAACGTCTCCTGTATCTCCTGTTCCGTTTGCTAGTGTAGGTGTGTTAGTAGATGCGTTCCAAGTTCCCTTATATTCCATAATAGAACTCGGTAGCTGACTGATAGGAACTTTACCGCCACTATCCAAAGAGGCATAGCCATTACTTACACCCTTCTCACTTCTTAGCTGATAAGTATCTAACAAGGCTTGTGACGGGAATACCTCTACATAAGCAGAGCCACTCCATAAGTATAGCTTCTTGGTGTCTTTGGCACAATAAATAACGTTAATATCGCCGGTTGCAGGGAATGATGCTAAGTCATTATAGAAGCTAACTGCACCGCTAAATATAGCTCCTAATTGTGCAATAGTAATCTTCTTACTTACTCCTGTTGTCGGGTCTCCTATAATAGTTAAATCTGTACTCTCAGGAGCTAACTCGGTAGCTAATTGGTTAATCTTTTTGCCTATCATTATGAATAATTATATATCGATGGCACCGCACATCGGTCATTTAGGTAAGGTAATTGCATTGTAATATCTATCTTAACTCCGGCAAGATAGTCAGGGTCGCTTTCGGTAAAATAAGTCATAGCTGCGTTATCTCCAATATCCCAAATAGCTTTGGGGTATCTTAACTGAGCTACTATATCCTGACCTACCAAAGTCATATCACTAAGAACTTCGGTTTCGTTGCTCTCTTCCATTAGCATACGATCCATAAAGTACAAACTAAATTGAAACTCTATTTGCTTTGCTTGGATATTAGCACCCGTTAAAGTGTAGAACATAGCCGGATAAGTTACCTCTCCGTTGCTTAAACGTTCCCACACATCTCCGAAGTAAACAAAGTTAATTTGTTCGTGGTCGTTTCCGAGTGTCGTTATTTGCTTTACTATTTGATTTAACGTCAGGCTCATTCTTAATTTTTTCTAAATAAACACGCAGTTTATTTTGGTTCTTGATTGTTGTTACTTTACTCATATTTAGCAGCTACTACACCCTTTGTCTCCTTGATATAACTCCTCGAAGCTCTTACCTGCACAACAATCATAATCGCCAAGCCAGATGCTAGTTGTGTAAGCATCGTTCTCTGGGTGTATTGCATCAATGCCGCTTCCTGGATTGAGATACTCAGGATAAAGTGTAGAATATTCTTTTAAGTATTTAATAAGTCTTTGCTTGTAAAACTCAGCTCTTGTCTTATATCTATTAGCCACGTCAATCATATCCTGCATAGAAGGGTTCTCGGTATTCTCGCCACCTTTTCTTAACAAGCCTTTGTTATAGAACTGATAAGATAATGCTTGTGGCATTTCTGACATCACATAATAAACCAAAGTTGGAGATAAATAAGTATCTAATAAAATAACTTCATTTGCATTTAAGTTATTTGCTAATATTCCGTCTTGTATTCTATTATATAAAGCAGTTCCTAATGCTGGTAGCATAAACATATCCTGACAAGTAAGAATTTCTGGTAATATTAATTTTTCATCAATATTAGCGTGTAAAGAAGTTCTTTCTTTAATATTTTGTACAGATATAAAAAGTATATTCCTGCTCATTATAAAAATTTTAGACTAGTGTTATTAACGTATCTGTTTGTAAGCATTGCATATAAACTGCTATATTTTATATTATTATCTAATGCTGCTTCTCTAACCGAACAATATAATTTGTTATTTAATGTATTTACTATCTTTTTAGCGTTAGGGTGTTTTTCTCCAATTTGTGCTAACTTCATTTTTTCGATAGTTTCTTTTGAAAATTTTCTTCCTTTTAATTTTTTGCTAATTTTTTCTTTTGTATCATTAGCCATATTACAATTTTGCCTATTTAATTTTAATTTTAAGATAGTTTCCTCATTATGTTTTTTACCATAAAAAGGATTTGACTTTCCTTTATTATTAACCTTATGATAGCTTCTTGTATTTTCAGATACAACAACTCCTGGACTACCTTCTCCACCATTAGTTAAATTAACTAAACTCCCTTGACCTAAATCTTTTCTACCATATATAGATATAAATTCAGACTCTTTTTTACAAGCATCTTCCCAAGTTAAATTATCCATAAGTATTTCAACATCATATCCATTTTTAGATATGTTTTCCCAATACTTACTCCTGCCTTTGTTTTTATAAGCTCTATTATAATTCTTATCAGAGCCTATTCCTATGTAGAAAGGTTCGTTTTTATCTAATCTGATATGTCTATAAACGTATGCCATTATTTTCTTCTCACAATATTTGAAACCCACTGATGTCTGCAACTTGGAGAATGTTTATTTGTACCCGGCTTAGTGTACCAACCGCCTCGTCTATCCCATACAGAATAGCCAAGTCTTGCACTCATCATTTCTATCTCGCTACGAGTATAAAACTTATTAGCGGTTACTAAATACTTACAAAAAGGTCTGCTTGTATCTAAATCGCCATCATTAAAACCTGCCTTCCACTCGTAACTGTATCTAATTAAAATCTGAGTAGTTTCAGGCTTCATAGCTTCTACAATCTTGCTTATTGGCTGAGTTAATTGTCTTTCTATAATGATGTTGCTATCAATCCCTTTACCCTGCTTTACTTCTGTAGCGTTAATAAACCCCTTCTCAATTAAAATATCAATAACACGCTTAACCGCACCTACATCTTCCTTCAAAGTGTCAGCTATTACTTCTGGGGTAATTCTTTTATCCTTAACAATCAAATCTAAGATATTAGACTGCAACTGAGTTACATCAGCAAAAGACTGATAGTCCTCATCATCGCTAAATCTTGTTTTACTTTTAAGAACATCGTAAGCACTTCTATCGTCTCCAAACTCAAAGAAAACTTGATAATCTTCTTCGCTAAATTCTAAATCCTCAGCACCAAGCCAAGTACTAACTTCCTCATCACTTAAAGCATAACCGCCTTTAAGCATAGAACTTGCTTGTTCTCTTGTTATCTTACCCTTGTTAAAATCTCTAATAATACGCTGCATATTTTGCCATTCTCTACCTTTTAAGCCTTTGATATGCTCATTTACACTTAAAGGACTTGCTGCCATCGGCTGCTCTGTTTCAAGAGGCAAATTGTACTGAGTAGGGTCTATACCTAGCTTCTCTAATATCCATTGTTTTGGTGCTACCTGTAAAATAACATTCTCACTAAAATCAATTCCGATAGGGTCTACCGGCTGCAATTTAAGTTCTACTGTAACACCTGCATATTGACCGAGCATATTAAATACACCCTCAATCTGCATTTGCTTATATCTAACATAAGTGTTGTTAAATATCTCATAGCTATCCCGCATCTGTTGGCGGTTTCCTAATTGTCCAGGAACTGCAATACCGAATAAGTCAGGACTTGTAATCTGGTGTCCGCTAAATATGTTAGTCTGTATTAACTCGTCTACTCTACTAAAATCTTCTTTGGTTAGATCACTCGCACCTAAGTCATCAACAATAGGCTTTCTAGTTGCATCGTTTACAAAAGCAAGTAAATACTTTTTGCCGTCTGCACCTGTGTACATATTATCAAACTGTCTGCTTACTGCACGTTTCTCATCAGGACTTGGCTCTCCGTTTGGTAAAGTAATAAGTTTACTAGCAGAAAAACCTGTCTGAGCATTACCTAAAACGTGCTTACTTACTTCTACATCACTTTCAATATAATTAAGCGCACCGAAATAACCAGGAAGGCTATAAACGTTCATTCCCGGTCTATATTCTTTTACATATAGTATCTGAACTCCTTGTGGATTAGCAGGGTTAAACGCATTGTAAACCTCTGCTTTCTCTTGGTTGCGTGTAGTCTTCCAATCTTCTTTATACCAGAATTGAGTGTTGTCTTTGTTAGTTCTAATCTTTGTATAATCACAATGCCATAACTCAGCAATCTGCGCACCCATTACACTCCAAATAACTTGGATATAAGCACCGCCAAATAACTCTAAGTCCAAAGCAACCTTTTTAGTAAGGTCGTTTAAGGTCTCCTCTCTATTTACCTTCTTAACAATAGCCTCTTCGCCTACCCATCCGTTTCCTACAATGTAGTTCACCTTGCCTCTAATGATAGCATTGTGCTTGGCTGATTTGTTAAACAAGTCTAGAAGGTATTGCGGATAGTCATTATTCTGACCATACTGCATATACCCTTCGCCTTTTTTCTCTTTATATTCCGGTTGCTTTGCTTCCGCAAATGTCAATACTTGTATTTCCATTATTGTCTAATTGTGAATGTGCTTGTTGTTTCGTATTCTGTGAATGATATAGTAGTTCCTGTAAGCTCCATAATGCCGGTTTCTAGCAAGTTTAAGCCTGTTGGGTCTGTGTTGGTAGTACTTGCTTGTTCGTATATTGTATACGTATATTGCCCGTTTAGAGCCGTATTAAAGTAGCTATTAACTACTATGCTAAACTCGTTGTACCTTTCTTTGTAAGCACTTATATCCGTATTGTTTAGCTTTACAAATTTGATGTCCGTATTCGTTGATCTATTCTCAAAAATGAATAAATAGTTCGGACTTGTTAAAAGCTGCTTCTCAGTCAAGGTAAGGATTATATTTTGGGTTTGCCCCTTAGTAAGTCTTATCACAACTATAAATATAAACTATAACGATTGTTTGCAAAATAAAAAACCCCCGCCTAATGAAAGACGAGGGCATCTATATACAAAACCAAAACAACCTAAGAACCTGCGGTAGTTAATTGACCTGCCACAGTAGAGTTTACCTCTGGTGCAAGGGCTGCTTCCGCACCTGTGAAGGTTAAAGTGTAACCACTTCTATCACCTTCGGCAGTACCTGTACCTGCATTACCTGCGGTAAGGTCTAAGCCTCTTGTTTTACCTAAGTACCAGTATTTGCCATTATTGTCTTTGGCTACTGCTACCAATGTGTTTTGAGCTAATAACAAGATTTCGTTTCTTGTGTTAGCCTGTAATTTGTTTAATACGATAGTTAATTCAGGAGCATAAAAGATAGTTCCGTTCTGTACGTTTGCATTAACATTCTCAACTAATTGAGAAGTGCCTTTTACAAGTTCATACTTAAAGAACTTCTTGCCAGATGCTTTTACAAGAGCAGTAATTACACCACTCGCCTCAGTTGTAGAGGTAACATCTCCTGCTGCCATAAAATAAACTTCGGTTATACCACCTAAACTGTCTTTACAATCTAAGGTATAATTTTGAGTTAAAGCACAAGCCATTGTTATTGAATTAAATTAGTTTGAAAAAATTGGGGGGCATATTTCAACCCCCCTATAAATTATGCAAGGATAAACTTCACTGCTTCGTCAGGGAAAGCAATGTTTACACCCATCTTAAACTCAGATACAAAACGTACTTGGTCTGCTTCTTTTGCATAGAAAATTTCAAACTTCTCTTCTTCGTTCAATAAGTCTGTACCTAAGAACAAGTTAGATAAACGCATAGCGTAAACCTTGTTAGTTCCGTTAAGACCTGCAACTGCTACAACTTTGATTGTAGTACCAGGAAGTACAAATTCGCTATCAGCTTTAACATCAATTTGGTAATTGAAAGAACCGCTGTTTTTAAGAGCAATAGTGTAAGTACGGAATAAATCTTGACCACAGAAGATAGTCATATCGTCAGCAGCTACAACTTTTGCAGGAATTGCTTTGTAAACACCATCAAAGATAGAGATTACGTTAGCATCAGTAATAGAGCTTAAAGGAGCACCACTAATATAAGTAGAAGCGTTTGCAGCAACAACACCAGATGCAGCACCGATTAATTTAACAAGACCATCGAACTTGTTTAAGTTTACGTTTACACTTGAAGTGTCACCTTGCCATAAAGCAGTTTCTAATTGAGCAGCAATAGTCTTAGCTTTCTTTTCGCTATACTCTTGCTCAAAAGGAATACTGTCATACATAGAACCGGTAGGTAAAGCCTTCTGTAAATACTTAGCTTCTAAGTCCTTAGGGCAAAGAGCTTCGTTTACTTTAATTTTACCAGGAGTTACAGTTCTTTGAGTAAAGGTAGTAGAACCAGAAGCATTAAAGCCACAAGAAGCACCATCTTGGAAGATAGCGTCAGTTTCCATAATGTTGATTTTTTCGCTTGACTTTACGCCAACCATAACGTTACCTGCACTCTTAATAAGAGCAGCAGTTTTTGCACCCAATACAGATGAAGTTACAAGTAGAGCTTCGTTTTCTTTTGTATAGTTTGCTAATGCAGATACATCAAATCCCATTTTATTTTATTTTTATTTGTTTAATAAAGCGTTTCTAAATTTTTCAATTCTATCGTACTTCATAGAGTGAGTTGTTACGTTAGAACCAAAGTTGTTTTTTGGCTGCGCAATAGGTTCAGCGTTAGGTGTCTTAGTAAGTGCTTCTATTAACTCAGCTACTTGACTAAAACCATTCTTAACTTTTGCCTCTAATTGTGCTACTTGTGTTTTAAGATTTTCATTTTCAGCTACTAAACTTGCGATTTCGTCAGCCATCTTCTCATCCATTTTCTTACCCATTTCAGCAGGAGTTTCGTCAGCTTCTTTTGCTTCTGCTTCTGGTGTTTCAATAGATAAAATTTTAGCGGCTTCGTCTAATACGATTTTAGTGCCGTCTGCTAATTGGTGTTCGCCAACAGGAGCAGGACTTCCGTCTGCTAATGTAACCTCTCCACCGATAGCTAATTCGCTAATCATAATCTTTGTACCATCCATAAGGCTATACTCAGAAAATGTAACAGGTACTTCTTCGATAGGTGCTTCAACAGGAGCCGGAGCTTCTACTGGTGGCATATCTTCGAACAAAGCCCTAATTTGCATAATTGCATCTTTTGCGTTCATCATTCTTTTTGATTAAATATTAATAAAAGATTTTGTTTATCATTTAACTCGTTGCAATATTTCCTTTATTGCATTCATAAGTTCTTGTTCTTTGCTTGGCTTAGTCTTGTAGGTAAATAACCCCTCTACGCTAAACCCTTTGAATTTGCCCTCTTTTACATCGTTCCACACGTTCTCGTTATCTACTTTGAAAGAACCAAACCACGAGCCGTCAGGTGCATCTTCAAAACCCTTCATTGGTAAGATGCCTCTGCTTTGATCTGTAATAAAGCTCTCAAACATAGTAACACCTTCTACCTGTGCGTCAGGAGAATGCATTAAATTTACGTTTGATTGGTAGCCTCTTTTGAAAAACTTTTGAGCAATCTTAAAAATGGTATCTTTACTAAACACCACATAATAATCGCCATAAGTAGCATCGCTGCGAAAAATAGGTACATCAGCCAACATAAGAGGTCCAGAAATAATGCGCTTATCTTCGCTAACCACTTCAAAGCGTTGTTGGTTCTTAAAAGCATTCCAATTCTTTTGAATAGCCGGTCTATCAACTAATGCAACGTAATCTACTTCTGCATCGTCATTCATATCCTCGCTAATGTCTAATAAATAAACAGGTAAGTCCATAATCTTAAATATTAAGTCTTTTAATTTGTTATCATTTAACCGAACCTTGCTCTTTGTTGGATAGCTGCTATCCTTTGTTGGTTACTCGTTACATCGTTTTCAACAACGTAAGCTCTAACGGCTTGATTGCCTATTGCGTTAATTGTCTGATTGCTTAGTGTAGTTGTTTGAGGTTGAGGAGGTTGTAATGGTGCTCCTGCTGAAACGCTTGGAGCAGAACCGCCACCTGCTGCTGCACTACCTGCTGAGCCTCCACCTTTGAATTTAGCTATTGATGTAGCTGCGATAGTTGCAATACCTATACCTGCTCTTATTTTTGCCCCTAAAATATATTTTCCTTTAATTAAAGCACCACCATCTGGCAATAGACTCCACGTTGGGTTAGCTGCATACGCTGAAATTTCTCTTTGTGTATCTACAACAATTTTAGCAATAGCTAAGGCTTTATCAATTACAAAAATAGCATTTGCTATCTTTTCATTTTCTCCTGCTAAACTAGATAACAAATTAAGACCGGCAGATACTGCTTCAAATTTTGCATTTTGTAAAGCTATGTCAGCTTGTAGCTCAGCTACTCTTGCGTCTTCTTTTAATTTTTGCTCTTTTAATATACCCTGATAAGTGTAGTTAGTTATTTTAGCTAATGAATTTATTATTTCCTGTTCCTTTTTTCTTCTTTCTTCTGCTTCTTGGGCATCTAAGGCATTTAATTCTTTTTGAGTTAAAATTTTAGCATTTACTGCGTCTTTCCTTCTCTTATCATATTCAGCTAAATAATCTTCTGTTAGCTTCTTTTCTTTTTCGAGTTCATTTTCAATTCTTGCTGACTCTGCTTCTGCTAGTGCATCGGCTGTTTCTTTTGCTTTTGCTTTTCTTGCTGCTGCTTGTTTAGCTTCAAATTCTAATTGTGCAACTGTTCCTTCTATGTTAATTTTTTTAATTTCTGCTTCTGTACTTATAGCTCCTTCTACATCAGCATCTTTTGTTTCCTTCAAAAATCTTATTTGTGACTCAGCTCTTCTTCTTCTATAATCTTGTTCTATTTCAAATATTTCTTTTTCAGTTGCACCCTTTGCCTTAGCTCTTGCAATTTCAAGTTTCTCTTGATTAGCTAAAAATTCTTGCTCTGCCTTTAATCCAATTTTTGCTCCTTTAACAATAGTATCGTTAAGTTGCTTTTGTTTTTCTGCTGCCTTTTCTGCTGCACTACTATAATTCTGGAACGCAGCAACTATTTCTCCAATGGCTACAACAAGTAAACCTAAACCTGTCGCAGCAATAGCACCTTTAAGAACCTTAAAAGAAACAGATGTAGCCTCTACACTTACACCAAATAGCCTCATAGCAAACGCAGTAGCTTTATTAGCCATCTCATTTGCCTTTAAGAATATTGTGCTATTTGCAATAACGCTACCTAATTGCTTAAAGCTATCAATACTTTCTCCTACTGCTTGTAAGCCTTGCGATAAAGCCATTGCTGATTGTACCTGCAATAAAGCCTTTTCTACTTCTTTTGACTCAACACCGAATAAAGCAATAGCTCCTTGTGCTGCTGCAAAGCCACCGGCTACACCACTAAGAGAAGCAGTTAAGGCTTTGAACTTAGCATCTGGGTTAAAAGCATCTACTAAACTTTTAGCATCTCCGATTGCGTCTTTTAATTCTGCTGCTCTCTTGGCTGCTGCTATTGCTTCCTTAGATGTAGCACCAAACTTCTCGGATAAAGCCTGTACCTCTGCCGTTGCTTCTCTTAACTGCGTTTTTAAGGAGCCTATTGCTTGGTTAGCATTGCCTTCTACATTAATATTTATACCTATGTTCTCTTGTGCCATTAGTATGATGTTTCTATTACTTTAAGAAATGATAGTTTAGTAGTGTTATATTCCATAGGATTAAAGTTCTCAACTTTGTTAAGCCTAAATAATACTCCGTCTATATATACATATTTACTAAAATCTAAGTTAAAAATGTCTATTATATCAAGTAAACCAAAGCAGGTTAATAGCTTACTATCCTTGCTTGTTATCTCTGCAATATAAGGACTATGAAAGGCATTAAATACGTTTGTACTTGGATATGTGTTAGGACTAAATTGTATCTCTTTTGGTGCGCCGAAGTTAATATCGTTTGTAGGGTTAATTGGGTCATCTAAATGTCCTGCATAACCATAGCTTGTATATGAAGCTAAAACAGTTGCTCCATTCATTATGTTCCAACTACTAACTTCTGTTATTTTTTTAACCTGCATAATTCTTATTATGCTATCCATTCTGTCCTCTGCGTTATTCGTGTTGGACTTCTTATAGATCGCAGGGAATACTTTGTCCTGTCCTGTTGCTTGGTATAATGTAGATGCCGCAAATATAACTTCTAAAACATCAGTTTCTTTTACAAAGTCAAACTCAGTATCGTAAATAAAATCTCCATAGCCTTCTGTGTACTTCTTGCGATAGTTCTCGCCATAGAAATCATTATCAGACTTGAACTTGTAGTTATAGTAACGAGCATTAATCTCACTCATTGGCTTAATACTAAAAGGCTTTGCTCTATCTATTTTGTTAGTCCAATCTTCTGCATTAGCCGATACCTCAGGATAGAAGTCCACATACGGACTAATAACCAGCTCCTTGTCGTTAAACTTATTCTCATAAACGTAAAGGTTAAACATCTTAACAATGCTTAAAAAGAAATCTCTTTGAAATATGCCTCTTGGTATTGTTTCGTTTATCTTAATATTTTCTCCTAAATTAATTTGTACTAATGTAGGCTTTGCGGTTGTGATAGTTAAGTTACCTGTAAATATTTCAACTTCCATTAATGTACCTAGTATCTCAACCTGTATATAATCTGTATTGACAAAAGTTATATTATCTACTGTGAAATCACAATCAATAATTCTTCTAACACTTGCATCGAAATCTTGACTACCTATTGGAACTCCATTTTTCCTTAATATAACAGAAAAGTTAGAGTTAGCAGGATTGAATGAATTTACAAAACCGCTTAAAGTTACTCTTATACTTGTGCTGATACTAGAACCTGTATAAGTAAATACTTCTCCAAAGGCATCTGCCGTAAAGCTACCTGCCGTTGTTATAGTATATCTGACATAAGGTTCGCTTGTTAAGTTCATTGTCCTGTTATTAGCAGTAGCACTAAAACTTGTATTATTTGAAGCCGTTATGTTTGTTTGGTTATGCGGTATAATCAAGCGGTTAAATAAAGCCGTATTAAAGAACGAGCAATCAAATGTATAATCCGTTCCGGCAAATATCTTTTGTATATACTCCTTCACATATAAAGCCGGTCTAAACGTTGTATATTGAAAGTCCTTTTTAGCTACTCCGTATGCTCCTGTACTAACGTTTCCGTAATCAATTAAAGGATAGTAATATCCAGAGCCACCGGCATTGTTCCAACTATTGCTAATATTTGCTACACTATAAGTGTGGTCATAAGCACTAAAATCTAAATCTTCTAAACGAGCATTACCTAGCTGATTAATAAAGCCACCAAGTTCTCCTACTACGCTGCATTGATACTCGATTGTTTCTTTGTCTATAACAATCTCTAATATTCTTAAAGTGCCTTTGAATATTTGCACTTTATCAATAAAGATTTTGCAGTTAGCTTGTTTAGTTACGTTGAAATTATAGCCTACGTTTGGCAGCGTGTTGTCTGTGAAGTTAGCATTGTTAAGTTCAAAGATGTAACCAAATACAAGGTTGTTGTTTGCCGTTCCTGGTATGCTAATTGTTTTGCTATAAGAAGTATTGCGGCTACCAAACTCACTTACATCGTCGATGGCATAAGTGAACTCAGTAGATATATCCTGCAATAAATCTATCTTCTGCTCTTCTATGTATATCTCTGTGCTAATCATTATCTGAATTGGCTTGTTAAGTATTTACCTACTTCTACCTCTATATCGAAGTTAAATAGTTTGTCTGCACTTTCTAACTTGTATTCGTAATTTGTTACAGTTATGGTAACAGGGAAGTATGCACCAAGAACCTCCATATATACAATAGGACTTGATACAAGCTGAGCCAACCACGCATAGTCTTGTTCGCTAACCCAATCAGAAGTAAGCCTATATCTATCTTTATGCTGAATAGCATAGTTGAAAGTTGTTTCATTATATCTGTTATATCCATCTATATTTGTCATTTGTCCACCTACAAGCTGCCAATCGCTTCGCCTGTATGATGCTCTTTGATATTCGCTTGACCTTCTGTTTACAAGAGCAAACTTCTTTGTATCCCACCCGCCTAATCTATTTAGGAACTCTAAGTTAAATTGTTGGTATTTAGGATAACACTTTTGTCTTATCTTAATAACCCTAGTCTGTGCAGCACCTCTTTTCAAATAGAAGTTATAGCCGTATGTATCTTCATTAATAATCGTGCCAGAAGCAAAGTCGTTAATATGTCCGGCTTGTAGGTTAAACATATTGAACTGACCGGCAAGAGTTATATTGCCCGATACTGTGTTAGTAACTACATCTCCTGGTCCTAGTACTTCTACCCAAGCAGAATAACCACCTGTTGATATGCGAAGGAAAGTTATGTAAAAATTATCGCCATATTCTAAGGTAATCTCGTCTGTATCTCTTTCGGTCAAAAAGTCATCGGTAAAGTTTTCTAATAGTAAATTATCGTAATAATCCGATAGCACCAAAGGTGTCTGGTTCTTTGTTAAGAATACATCGGCAAACAATGGCGGTACAAAGTTATAGGCTGAGTAGCTGCCGGATGCTAAGTTGGTAGTTGTTACACCGCTTACCTCTTCGCCTATTCTTACTTGATAATCTACTTTGATCTTATCGTTTGATGCTACAAGTATTGAGTTTCCAGAAGGCTCAAAGTAATTAGTAACAAAACTTCTAACCATTGGAGAAGCGTTGAATACCCCATAGCTACCCTCTGCACTTGGAGCAGGGAATACTTTTGATCTAATTACCTGACTGCCGTTAATATAGACATCATAAACAAACTTAAAGTTTGTAGTTCCGCTATTAGTAGAACTTGAAACAAACCACAGGCTCTCGTGCATAGACGAGTATGGTGCAGGACTACTTGTTATTGTTATTGCCATTGACTGCTTGTTTGATTTGAATTTGCACATCGCCACCTAATGCGACTGCTAAATTTTGGATAAATTCTTTATTAAATATTTGAGATACTGCTCTGTCAAAGTAGTGAGTAGATTTTAGACCTTTCCTGTGTATGCTTCTGGCAATCAAAAAAGCTAAGGACTTCTTGCCTTCTATTGCCTTTCTCTCAGTTCCTAGTCTTGTGTATCTTGATACCGATACCGATTTGAGCTTGTTGTAACTAAGCCATTTCTCTATTGAGCTAACCGGCACGGCTTTCTTACTGCTCTTAAAAGCGTAGGGTGTTTTGCTATCTGCCTTTACGTTCTTAGTACCTTTAACCCCTTTATTGACAAAGTCATAGTATTTAGCCGCTTCGCTTCCTGGCTCATAACCTAAGCTCAAAACGTAGCCTGTTCCAAACTTTGTAATGATAGGCAAAGCCGGGTCTGCTAACTTACCAGAGCTTGTGATATTGTCTTTATCTAATATCTTAACTAAGGCATCGTTAAAAGCCTTACCATATAAAGCAAGGGTTTCTTCTAATACCGGCAGTTCTCCTGGCTTTACTGCACTAAACCCTGTGCTTCCTATACTTTGTATAAAGCCGTTCCTTAATGCTTCTATTTGCGCTCTTGATATGCTCACGCTAATAAATATAAGGAAGGTCTAAAAATAACTAACCCCACCAAAATTGGCAGGGTCGGTATTATTTAAGTTTTCTATGCTGCTCCTTGTCAAAGTCAGCTTTTGCCTTTAAGTAGGATAGGGTGTTTAAGAATTGGATTGTTGTAAGTTCATAGCTTTGGTCAACTGTGATATTTTCGTGGTCGGCAACAGATTTGGCACAATATTGCCATCCAAACTGCTGCATAAAATTTGAACCGCCTCTTGTGCTAATTCCGGTGTCATTCCCTTCGCCATCATCTCTTGTATCAAATAAGCCTGAGAAACTTCTATCCAATTTCTGTATACATGATAAAAAAAAACAACCGAATGATAGATATGTACAAAATTAGAGGCTTGTAGGTCTGCTGCATAATCGCTATGCTTGGCAGCGTCATAAGTATCGTCTACCCATTTTCCCCACCAATTCTTACGCTGAGGCATAACCATTGAGGCTGCTAACTTGTGCAGGTTACCAACTAAGTCGGTGCTAAATACTTTGCTCTCGATGTATCTGGCTGCTTTAATTTGCTGAACATCATAGATAAATCTATAACGCTTTCCATTTACTTGTGTGTACTTAACCGGCTTACCTTCTATCTTATCGTCTAAGAAGCTGAGTGTAGCTCTAAGGTTATTGAACTGCTGAATAGTCAAGCTATCCACCTGAGTATCTGTAAGGTTGTAGATTATGCCTACTAACTTACTTTCTACATCTAAGTTAGTCCAATCCTTCTCAGGCTTGGTAACTATTGGATAGATTTGTTGGTACTGCCATACTGTTAATTCGTTCCAAGTCATTTGCGTAGTTTTAACATTATCTCATAAGCAAGATGCCCACCTATGTAGCATAACGCTGCCAAAGGTAAGCAAATTACAAAGAAGTATATTATTTTTATTATTTTAATGATACGGCTACGTTTGTGGTGCTACTCTTTGCCGGTGGGTAAACTTTATTAACTTCTCCGGTAAATTCGTTAATAATATCAAGTCCGGTATGAGGTACTTTTTTTAGGAAGTCTTCCATATCCTTTTTGGCTTTAGCTGCGTTATTGTACTCGGTCATAATTTCCTCGTATGCAGGACTTTCGCATTTGCTAAAGTCATACTTAACCCCTACTTCTCTAATGTTAAACTTTGCACTCATATACTCAAAGTCCTTGCCATTTAATACGGCTGCTTGTAATACGGCATCTTTATAGTCCTTATTGTTCTTTAATGTTTCAAGCATATCCTCTAAGGCTTTAACCTGTATATGCGTTTTTAACGGGTCTAGCTCCCCTGCGTTTAAGCGTTCAATTACTTGGTGGGTAAACTCCACCCTTTGTTCTTTTGTTGTTTCAAAAATTAATTGTAGTTCCATAGGTTATTTGTTTTGGTTATAGGTTTGGTTGTAGTGGTCTTGACCATCTAATACTTCATTATCACATATGCCTCTATTATAAGCATCTATTATCTGCTCTTTTTCTTTTTCAAGTAATGGGTTTATTACATTTAATAAATCTTGAGGACTTATCATAGTATCACTCATATCGCTATTTTTTGCCCATTCTAGTAATTCTTG